CGTGACATTAAAAACCCTTCTTGTTAAAAGTTCGGATATCCTAGACCCTAGTGTTTATGATACTCTAACCTTTGATTCAAAAACTCATACCATTGTTTCTTATACACGAGATATGGCAATGTTACAACTTGTTGTGACGGAGGTATAACTGATGTCTAAATATAACAAGGTTCAACTGGACTTAGAATCCGTATTTTCCACAACTGCTTGGAAGGCAGAAAGCATTCCAGCATTCCCCGGTAACTTTGAAGGGGACATAGGAGCTACAGAGTTTGTTAAACTCGAAATACTCCCTAGTGGAACAATAGAATCATTCGGACACTTCTCTGGAATAGAAGGTCAAGTGATTATTCAGGTATACGTATCTGCGGGTAAAGGTATGACTAGATTATTAGCTGTTGCTGATATTCTAGATAACTATTTTCAAGCTCAAAAGTTTGTAAATGGGACAAGCACTGGTTCTAGTGCATTAAACGTAATAGGGAAAGACTCGGCTAATCCCGCACTTTTCCGAGCTGACTATACTGTTAGCTTTTCACTTTTTAACTAATTCATAAGGAATTACAAAATGGCTCATATTTCAAGTCTATCTGCTGGTAAGTTCACTTCTTTGGCTTATCGCGAAAACCCTTCACTGGGTGACACTCCAATCACTACTGCTTCTTCTGTTTCAGCGATCGCTAGCTACTTTGCTACTGCTCCTGCTAACAACCTAGCTACTTCTAAAGAAACTACTGCTGTTGCAGTTAGTGCTTCTGGTTCTTTCGTAGAGCAGCCTGCTCCTAAAGGTGTTGGTCAAGTACGTGAGTTCCCTTCCTTGGGTACTCCTGCAAACATCGTAAACGTTCCTGTTTATGGTCAAGCTTCTTCTAGCCAGATCGCTGGTCAGTCTGACGCTCCTTCTTTGGACTTCACTGTTAACTATATCCCAAGCGAGCACGGTGCTCTTGACACTCTACGTAAGAACGCTACTCCTTTGGTTTTCCGTGTACGTATCTCTGATTCTGAACTGACTATCAGCAACACTATTGCTGTAGCTTCTGTTAAGAACGAGTTCAACGATTTTTACTTCCTAGGTAAAATCGCTTCTATGGAAATCACTCCCGGTCTGACTGATAGCAACCAAGCTACTATGTCTTTGACTGTTGAAGGCGACTTCATCGGACCAATCTCTTTGGTTGATGCTTCTTCTTCACCTTCAACTAGCCCCGGTGTTTACGAAGCTCTGTAAGATTAGCTTCTATGTTACAATGGAAGGGTACTTCGGTGCCCTTCTATCTCATACTAAATAAGGAACATACTATGGACAATAATGAAAAACCATTTGATCGTGCTTTTGTATTAGGAGTTACTACTCGTAATATTCACAAAGACATTGATTTCAGTATACGCCGAACTTTTGAACGTTTTAAAGACTTTGAGTCTGGTTCAGAAAAGCATAAAGAAGTCTTTGAGACTCTCGGCGCACTACATAAAATGCATACCCTAATCGAAGAATTTGAAGAAAATAACAAACATCTATTTAACCCAGAAGGAAAGAAATAATGAAAAAGTTTATTGGTAAGAAACTAACTAAGAAAGTAAAATTCATGGATGGCGAAGTGGAAGTACGTGTACTGACCGTTGGCGACATTCGATCAATCGAAAACAAATCAAAAGAAATGGGCGATGAAGCAGATCAGTTAGAAATTTTGCGATTCGTTCTAAGACTGGCAGTTGTTGATGCAGAAGAACTAACAGACGAAGATTTTGACGGATTCCCTGTAAGTGAACTGACTAACCTGTCTGAAAGCATCATGGGACTTTCCCAAGGTGGAGCTGAAGCGGGAAACGCTTAAGCCCTGAAGATTTATTCTTGTATGATTTAGCGTTTCATCTAGGTATGCCTATGTATCAACTCCTAGATGAAATGCCTCAAGAAGAATTAGTTATGTGGGGTAAATACCTTGAAGCAAGACCAATCGGTTGGAGAGAGGATAACCGAGCAGGCCTTATTATGCAATCTCAAGGTGCAAAAGTAAAACCCGAAAAGATATTCCCTGCTTTAAGCCAACTCTATAAGTGGGAAGGTGAAAAGTCAGACGAAGAAGCTTCTGTATCTTCTTTGAAAAGATCTCCATTTGGTGCGTTATTAACCCAAGCACTGGGAGGTAAAAATGGCAAGTAAGATATCGATACAACTAAAAGGCGCAGATAGAGAGTTAGCTAAAATAGAAAGCGAAGTAATAGAATTAACTAACAAAGCTCTAAGGATAAGCGCTCTACAAGCAAAGGCTGAATTACAAATGAGAACCCCTGTTTTAACAGGTAGAGCTAGAGGTTCTTGGAATTTAAGCCCAACCCCCAATAATATGAGGGATGCTAAACTAAGTGTAGGTAGTGCTTTTACTATATTACCACCACCAAGTAACAAAAAATTTGATACTCTGTATCTAACAAATGGAGTACCTTATATTCAAGATTTGAATATGGGTAATTCTTCCCAAGCACCTGCTCGTTTTATTGAGGGCACAGTGTTTAAGTACTTCAAACCTACAGGTGTTGCAGTTAATGTAATACCTTAAAACCAGCCCTTGATGGCATTGATGCTATCAGTGTTAACAAGGGCTTTTTAACTCAACTATAGGAGATACCGTTTTGGCTATTGAATTAAAAGTAAAGTCAGACTCCAGACAGGCGCAAGCAGATTTGCGCAAGTTGAACCAATCGGTAGAGAATATAGACAAGACAACTAAGGATTCCGTGCGAGGTTTAAAACGACTCGCTATTGGAGCAGCGGCGGCATTCGCAGCGATAGGTGCAGGTTCTGCAATCACAAATGTGACTGATTCTTATCGTAGGTTAGAAGCGCGTATTGCTTTGACAAATAAAAATTTGAATGATCAAGTATTCGCTTTTAAAGAAATAAATAAGATTGCTTTAGAGACAAGAAGTAATCAAGAAAGTTTAGCAGACCTTTACTCTCGAATTGGTCGTGCTACTAGACAGTTAGGTGTTGAACAAAAGACTGTTATTAAAGTAACAAGATCTATCGCGCAAGCAATTACCATCTCGGGTTCTTCTGCTGAATCTGCTAACTCAGCTATTGTCCAGCTAGGTCAGGGTCTTGCAGCTGGTGCATTGCGTGGACAGGAACTTAACTCTGTAATGGAGCAGACCCCTGCTGTAGCTCAGGCTATTGCGAGAGGTATGGGTATTACAATTGGTGACCTTAGACAATTTGCTAACGAAGGTAAACTTAGCGCACAAGCGGTTATTGATGCTTTGGCAGGTCAATCAGATGCTATTGACAAAGAGTTTGCTAGAGTACCAGTAACCTTTGCTCAGTCCTTGCTAGTATTAAGTACTGGTGTAGGTCGTGTAGTTAATGAAGTAGACCAAGTACTAGGAGCTACTGGAGCAGCAACAAGAGGTTTCCAAAACTTAGGTATAAATCTAAATGCTAGCGCTGTAGGTATTGGTGCTAGTGTACAATCTACAATAGATGATTTTAATAGATTTAGAGAAGTAGTTAGCCCTTTATTTTCTTCTATAGGAGAATTAGGTCAAGCTTTCGCTTACTTAGGTACAACAATAATAGACACACTAGTACCAGATGCTGTACTAGATGTATTTGAAGATTTAATAGATTATATATCAGACACAAAAGTAGGACTCAAGCAAGTAGAGTCAGTAGTAGATGTAGTATCATCCTCTATTCGCAGACTAGCAAGAGGTGTTGTAGCGGCTAGTGATGCTTTAAACAGCATGGGTGGTAATATTGACATTCTTGATAGGTTTAGAGACTTAAACAGAGATGTTGCTAAAGTAACCTCTGATTTACTTAAGAATGGTTTAGATAATGTAAAGAAATTTGGACAAGAAGTAAAAGATACTTTCTATGATATATGGAAAGCTGTTGTAGGTAACTCTTATTGGCCTGACACTATTAATGGTGTGGTTGATTATACAGATAAAATACAACCCGCTTTAGATCGTCTTAGAGATTTTGCTTCTAACGTAAAAGATGCTTTTTATAACATAGAAAGCGCTGTAATGTTTACGATGTCAAGAATAATTGCTATTTTCTCTGGTTTTGCTGGTTTAGTATTAGGTGCTTTAGGTGCTCTTAATGTATTTGAACAAGGATCAAATAAGTCCTTGATTAATGTACAAGGTATGTACGATGCACTAACTGATAAAGTAAAAGAGCTTAAGAATGAAATAGGTGGTTTAAAAGGTCTTAAAGATATATTTGGTAATGTCTTAAAAGAAGCTAGATCTATATTTGACTCTATTGTTAGCAATGTACAAATGGGTCTCTCTGTTGGTTTAGGGGTGATCATTAGTTATTTGAAGTTTGGTTTTGCTGGCGTAATTGCTGGTGCAGCCTTAATTTTCACTACTAGCTTTTCAGACTCTATAGATGATGTACTTTCTAACTTTGGGACTAGTATTTCTGGAGTTGTTAGGCAACTTGGAGAATCAGGCGGTCAAATTGGTGCAGCTATTGCAGCTAGTATCCCTATGTTAATAGGTTTATTTGCTGATGTAGCAAGAGGTTTTGTAGATGGTTTTTTAAGTTCCATACCTTTAGTTGGTGGTCTTCTTTCTAATTTAGTATTAGGAATAGATAGCTTATTCTTAAACTTAGCATCTGCTTATGTCGGTGGATACATGGTTTTCTTTTTGTTTGGAAAAGCAAAATTAGCTGGAATCTTAACTGCTTTAACTACTGTTAAAAATGCAATAATGAGTTTAACTTTAGGTACACAAGTTGCTTCTTCTGGTGGTATGATCTCTAATTTCTTATTTGGATCAGCTGGCGTTAATGGTGGAGCTGCAACTCTTGGTTTGTTAGCTAAAATAAGAACAGGTGTTATATCAGCTTATACTGCAATAGCAGCTGGTAATGTTGTCACTGGCGCAAGTATAACTGCTATGTTAGCTACTGTTCAATTTGGTATTGGTGTAGTATTAGCTAGAACTACTGCTGCTATTACTGGAATGTTTGCTATGTTTACTGGAGCTGTATCAGGTGCTCTTGGTTTGATAAGCAGAGCTTTGCTAGGTCCAGCAGGCGTAAGTGGTTTAATAGCTCTTATAAGTAGAATAGGTGCAACTCTAGGTACTCGTTTAAGTACTATTTTTATGAGTAGATCTGGAGGTAGAGGTGGTTTAATAAGAAGAGCAATGTTTGGTGCCGCTGGTGCTGCTGCTTTATTGCTTTCTGTAAACACCTTTGCAGACGATAGTTCTTCTAGTTTAACTAGTACTTTCGCTACTGTTGCCGAAGTAGGTTTAATAGGTGCTATGATTTTTGGTGCAGCTGGTATTGGTGCAGCTTTAAGTGTCATAGGTACTGCTCTTGCTGCTATTAGTGCTAAAATTATAGCCATGATGTCAGTTCTACTTGTACACCCTGTTTTCTTAGCGATAACAGCTGTTGTTGCAGGTGGTACACTAGGTCTTTATTTATTTGGATCTGGAAACACTTTTGAATCTAGATTAGACAATAGTATTCTTAGGTTAGCTGAAATGGTAGGTCTTGCTGACGAACTAGTAGATCAAGGTACTCGTATCGATTTGTTAAATAGAATTGGTGACGTAGAGATACCAGACAATCGTGTTAATAAGGGCTTTGGTGATATAGCTAAAAGCAGTGCTGATCTGTTTAGTAATCAAAGAATGACTACTCTTAACGATTCAGAGTTTACTCAGTTGTTACCTCTTTTCTTAGAACAACAAAGAGCTAATGATGACTTAATTGATATTCAACAGACTGGTAACTTTGTATTAGATGATCAATTAAAAGCACAAAGAAGACTTGTAAATTCTAACGAAAGAATAGTTGCAGCTACTAAGCAAATTGGTCAAGACAGAGTACTTACAGCTGAACAATTCTTAGGTGATAAAGAAAGCAGAGAAGATTCTGGAGTTAAATCAGAATTATCTAGCTTCTTTTCTAAAGAAGGCTTTGTCGCATTTTCTAGGAGTATATCTGATACTATTGGAGTTACTGATTCTAAGGTTACAGAGTTATACTTAGAAAATAATAGACTTGAACAGGGTCAAATATCTTTGGCTACTTCTCAGATAGTAGAACAAGGCACTGTTGAGTTAAAGAGATTAGCTAAACAGTATGATGTAGATATCCCTCAAACTTTCTTGAAGAACCTAGGTGATACAGTTGAAAGATCTAAGTTCCAAGAGTCTTTAGGCGATGACTCAGATATATCTGAAGTTTTAGATATTGATACAAAGTTTAGACTGATATTCCAGCAAGCACTAAGACTTCTTAACATGAAGGGCTTTACTTCTAAACTGCAAACAGCATTTCGTGAAGCAGGCGTAGAAGTGGAAAAGTTAGCTATAGACTTAATGCCTCCCGGTGTTCGTAGTCGTTTCCAAACCTTAATAAATAACATGGAAAATGCACGAGCTGAACTTTCGGATGCAGGTGTAAAAGATCTTGCTGAAAGAACTAAAGAGTTTGTTAAAGCTAAAGCAGAACTTGTAAAAGCTTCTGCTGATACTGGTTCTTCGTCTAACAGGCTAAATACTAGACTTTCAGGTGCTGGTATAGACTCTCGTGTTTCTAACATAGAGTTTGGTAACTTTAGTGCTGACGACTTAGCAGGTGTTAACGAACATTTTACTGCTATTGTTGATCTGCAAACAGACATTGATCTTTTAAATGGTAATGATTTAGAAACTGAAAAGTTAAAACTTGCACAAATAGAAAGAAGAAGAGATGCCCTAGAAAACATACTTAATCTTAATAAAGGTATTTCTAGTGCTATTTCAGACTCTAATATTTCTCAGCAAGCTTTAAGCAGGTTAACTGATAACCAGTTAAATAATGTGATAAGTCATGAAAACACTATAACTAGTCTAAAAGCACAACAAGAACTGTTAGGTAAAGATGAAATAGCTCGCTACAAAGAAATTAATAATCTTATTGATATTCAAGAAAAGCGGATACTTAAGATTATAGATGGTAGTGCTAGTATTTCTGATAAAGTAGCAAACTTGTCTAACATTAATGTTAACTTAGATGTTGACTCTTTCTCAAAAAGAAGTGAGTTTGTACAAAGAAGACTACTAGAGTTAGGTCGACAAGCACAAGAACAACTTAGGATCATAAATGACCCTACTTCTACAGATGTGCAAATCTTAACTGCTTCTAATCAGCTAGACCTATTAGGACAAGCAGGTGAACGCTTTGTAGATTCTATGCGAAGAGGTCAAGAACTTGCTAGAGGTGTTCAAAGTGTTTTCCAAAGTTCTGTTAAAGAAATGCTATTAGGTGGTTCTCTCGAAGATGTTTTGATTAGTGCTGCCACTAGGATAAGTGAATCTTTCCTAGATGCTATGTTAGAGCAAATGACTACTAGTATGTTTACTGATGGTGGTATGTTCTCAGGCATGGCTGATGGTATAGGTAATATGTTTGCAGGTGGACCCGGAGGTTCAGGTTCAGCCGTTGGTACAGGTGCTGCTGCTTTAACTGGTGATATAGCAGGTGAAGCTGCAGAAGGTTTGACAACTCTTACAGCGTCTACTGAAGCTGCTGACGGTGGTATCTTGTCTTGGTTATCTGGTGTAGGTTCCTCTATTGCTTCTGCCTTAGGTTTTGGAACAGCAACTGCAACTGCAGGCGCTACAACAACAACCGCTGCTGCAACTACTGTGACTTTCGCTACTGCTTTAACTGCTGCTACTGTAGCTGCTACTACTCTAGCTACTTCTTTGACTGCTGCTGCTTCTGCTTCTTTAATCCCCGGTTTCTCAACTGGTGGTTATGTAAGTGGACCCGGTACAGGTACTAGTGATAGTATATTAGCTAGGTTGTCTAACGGTGAGTATGTGATGAATGCCAAGAGTGTTAGAGAGCATGGTGCATTACTTCATGCTATTAACACTAATGGAAGTATCCCTGCTTTCGCAAAAGGTGGACCTGTAGGTGAATCATTACCTGTCATGTCTTTAGCTAATCAAGGAAAGGCTATGAATGGTCAAGTTTCACAAGGTGGTAACTTAACAACAAATATCCATTTACAAGTAACTGGTGATGTAACTAACGCCACTCGTAAAGCTGTTAGAGAAATGGGATCAGAGCTTGCTAATCAAGTAGAAAATAACTTTAAAGAAAGAGGAGTATTAAATGGCTAAATTTTTAGGATTAGATTATATAACCCCTATCAAAATAAGCAGTAATCAAAGGGTAGCTATTAATGAAACTCTTAGTCTTAAAAGACAATCTGTAAGCAACGATGCACAACGATGGGAGCTAGGGATTACCTTAGCTCCTTCTAATAACAAAGGTGGAACTACGAATGATGCTCATGGTGCAAAACTAAGCGTACATAAAACCCTCAATGGGGTTCATAAACCGTTTACTATGCCTATGCCTCAACATCTTGGATTATCTTATAGCCCTACTAACTTAAACAACATGCCTGCTGGTGCAGCGACTTCTGCAGGTGCTGTTGCTACTGATTCTACTTTTGGTAGACATGGTATAGTTAACTTAGTACCAAACAGAGATGGCTATTTACAAGCAGGTTGGTTTATAAGGTTTGCTAATCATTCTAAAGTATATCAGGTACTAGAGTATTTAGAATTAGAAGACGGAACTTCCTCAGTACTAAAGATACACCCTCCTTTGCTATCAACCGTACCTTCTGGTGGTGTAATAAAATCAGACCCAGATATTACTGTGTATTACGCAGAAGACTCGGATGAGTCAGTAACTTACACAAATGGTATTATGGTTAATGCTTCTATAAATGTAGTTGAAGCAGTTTAACAAAAAGACCCTCTTAGGGGGGTCTTCTTTTTTAGGATACTAAATATGAAAAATACTGATAAATTAAAAGATAAAGGCGAATTACTTTATCTTGATGACGACTATGGTATATCTATGGAACACAAAAAAGGTGTTCACTTTTGCCATTGTGAAATTAACCAGCCTACTACTAAAGAAATAGTAGAAAGCTGTCGATTAAAAATAATCGAATTACAAGAACAGCGTAAAAATGACGCATACGGTGTAGCTCTTAAGGGCGATAAT